ACAGAGTTTGAAGATAATACAGATGCCAAAGGCAAAGCTAATATGCTTAATGGAACTTATGTTCATGATAGGCTTCAAAAAATTATGCAAAAGATCCCCAATGATCGTATTAAAGAAATTGAACGAGAAATGGTTAAGTCTGACCCACCAATTCGTGGATACTCTGACCTTATTGTTAATTGGGATGGCAAGGAAGTCATTGGTGAAATCAAGTCTGCCAAAGATGAAGTTTATTCAATTAGGCAAGCAAAGATGCAAGGTTCTGGAAATCATCAACTTCAACTTTTAATTTATACGGATATTGCGGGAGCAGATCAAGGATTCTTTTTTTATGAAAATAAGAATGATAATGACTTCCTGGTTATTCCAATCAACATGACAGATGCAAATCGTAAACTTGTCGATGATACATACGATTGGTTGCGTGAAGTTTATGAAGCTTATAAGGATGAAACAATTCCTACTCGTGGATTTACTAAATCACAATCAGCCTGTAAGTATTGCCCAATTAAAAAGGCATGCTGGGCTAAAGATGCCCTAACAGGAGAAGTAACTATTGAATCAATGGTGCCACCAAAGTGATATGCTCAAATGAGGGTTGTAATAAAGAATTTGAAGCAAAAACCCATAACATGAAATACTGCTCAGATACATGTTGTCGTGAGGCAACTAATGCAAAGATCAAACAAAAGTATTATGAAAAAAAAGAGCGTCTTGCTGGAAAAAAAAGAGTTTGTTCTACCAAATCTTGTGACACTATTCTTAGCAGATATAACTCAGATAGTATATGCGGAACATGCGAGTCTAGAGAAAAGTCGGATGAAAGAAAATCAATTTTGAATGCGATTATAAATGTCACTAGCTAAATTAAAAAAACAACATCATAAAGTTTTGGGCATTGATGCTAGTACAAATACCATTGCATTCTGTCTAATGGAAGGTGAAACTCCAATACAATGGGGTGAGATTTCTTTTTCGGGTAGTGATATTTATGATAAAATTTTAGATGCAAAAAGAAAAGTTCGTGCATTTGTCTCTGAATTAGATTATGATTTTATTGCACTTGAGGCAGCCGTAATGGTTAGATCAGCACAGACTGGTTTAAAAATGGCTTATGTTTTTGGAGCAATATTAGGAGAACTTGTTAAGGATGGGGTGGATGTTAAAGAGGTGCATCCTATTACTTGGCAGTCTTTTATTGGTAATAAAAACTTTACAACTGCAGAAAAAAAAGCAGTAAGAGAAGAATTTCCAGGAAAGTCAGACAACTGGTACAAGGGAAAAATTCGGGAAAAAAGAAAGCAAAGAACCATTACGTTTGTAAAAAGTATGGGTATCAATACGACCAACGACAATGTAGCAGATGCAGCAGGAATTGCTTGGTATGCGGTAAAGGAATTAATTTAATGTCAAAACTTTACAATTCAAAAGATTGGTTATACAATAGATACATTGTAAAAAGAATGAATATTGTTGAAATAGCAAAAGAAGCTGGTTGTAGTCATATGACAATTCAACGAGCATTAGAAAAGTTTGGATTAATTAAGAAAAAATGATTTTACATAGTGTTAAAGATTTAATTAAATTAGATTCACCAAATTTTCCTGTAATAATACCAGCTTATAATAATCCAACTTATACCGTTACAATGATTAAAAAGTTAATTGAGTATGGTTTTAATTATTCAGATATTATTATTTTAGATAATTTCTCAAAGTATTCTAAAATGAAGGACGTATTAGATTTTGCACATCAATTTGGCTGCATAGTGGTAAAAAAATTTACCAATGATGGTCCTAGAGAATATTATAAGAACAAGGAATTATTTGACTGGCTACCCGAAAAATTTATTCTTACGGATCCAGATATTGGTTTTAATAAAAACTTGCCAAAAGATTTTATTAATACTATGATTAGCATATCAGAAAAGTATAAGCTTTATAAAGTTGGATTTGCTTTAGATATAGAAATGGATCATCTAAATGGAGATACAAATATTAAAAATATTATGTTTAACCCAAGTTTAAGTATGTACCAGTGGGAACAACAATTTTGGAGTAGTAAGTTATTTGAAACGGAAGAGTATGATCCCGTATATTCAGCAGCAATTGATACCACATTTTGCCTGGTAAATAAAAAGTTTTTCAGGGATTATGAAGAGCCTATGCAAATTAAAGATTTGTGTGTGAGGATTGGTGGAAATTTTACTGCACAACATTATGGATGGTATAACAATCCTCCATTAACAAAAGATGAATATGAATATTATTTATCTCAAATCCCACCACAATGGTCTTTTACAAGCAATGAAATAAAAAGAAGGAAAGGTCTATAATGACTAAAAGAGTTTTACTTACAGGAGCAAGTGGATTTGTCGGAAGTCATGTGCTTAGACATATTCTAGTTAATACAGATTGGGAAGTTGTTTGTCCAACAACATTTACTCACAAAGGTCTTACAGATAGGATCAGGGTAGCAGTAGATGATATCCCAGATGGATATAAGCGTGTAAAAGTTATTAGATGCGATTTTACTGCACCAATTTCTGCCGTGACAGCACACGAATTTGGAAAGATCAACTATGTTTTAAATGTTGCCAGTGAAAGTCATGTTGAAAGAAGCATTTCTCACCCTGCTCCATTTATCATTAACAATGTATCTTTAATTTGCCATTTGCTAGATTGGGCTAGGAGTCACGATTCTATCGAAAAGATTGTTCAAATTTCTACAGATGAAGTATATGGTCCAGCTTATGGAGATTATGGTCATCAAGAATGGGTAGATCAGCATCTACCAAGTAATCCCTATGCAGCATCTAAGGCTGCACAAGAAGATATTGCATTTGCTTATTGGAGAACATACGGATTGCCTATTGCTATTACAAACACAATGAACATTATTGGTGAAACGCAAGACCCAGAAAAGTTTATGCCTATGGTAATTAAGCGAGTTCTTTCTGAAGAACCAATGACTATTCATGGTACTTTGGATGGCAAGGTTGGAAGTAGATTTTATCTACATGCCAGAAACCAAGCAGATGGATTGTTACATGTGCTCAAGCAGCATTTTCCATTGTATGGAGAAACATTAAAGCCAGAAAGATTTAATATCGTTGGCGAGCGTGAAGTTAGCAACATTGAAATGGCACAACTAATTGCCGATGCTGTTGGAAAACCTTTGAATTATGAAATTGTAGACTTTCATTCTGCTAGACCAGGACATGACTTGCGTTATGCTTTGAATGGCAATAAGATGGCGGATACAGGATGGTCTTTGCCAATACCATTAGAAGAGTCTATTCAAAGAACTGTTGAGTGGACGTTGGCTCATCCAGAATGGTTAAATCTGTAAAATGTCTTTATCGTTAATTGTGCCAGTGTTAAAAAGATTTGATTTATTTGCAGAATTAATGGCTTCAGTCGATTACCCCGTCTTACCAATTGTTATTGATAATTGGCGGGGTAATCGTGGAGTTTCTCCAGCTTGGAATTTAGGAATGAAAAAATCTTTACAGGCAGGTAATCAGTATGCTATTATTTGTAATGACGATGTAGTATTTGAACCAAATGTTATCTCTGAGTTATTTCAAACAATAAAAGATACTGGAGCCGTAATGGTTTCTGCAAATCAATGGGAAGTGGAAAAAGACTACACTCTTACATCATGGACAGATTATTGTTGTTTTGCTGTAGATATTAAACAATTAATTAAGAATGTTGGATGGTTTGATGAAAATTTTTATCCCGCATACTTTGAAGATAACGACATGAGACGGCGTGTAGAATTGGCTGGATTAGATTCTTACACAAGAAAAGATTTAAAAATTACTCATGCTGTATCTGCTACACAATTTGCAGATCCTTCAAATCCAGTTACATCAGAAGAAGCTTTTATGAATAATATGAAGTATTTTATAAAAAAGTGGGGCGGAGAGCCGTATAAAGAAACTTATACGCATCCATTTAACAATCCAGAAAACAACTTAAAGTATTGGGAGAACAGATGACAAGAAAACAAGAATTAGAAAATTTATATCAGGCATCAATAGAAGCTCCATCTGGAGATGAAATTCTTGAGGTGGCAATTGAAGTAATGGATCTACTTATTAGAAAAAATATTTCTTATGGAGATTCCGCTTTGCATCCAAATGGTATCTTTGCTAAAGGAAATGCAGTAGAACAACTGTCTGCCCGCCTTGATGATAAACTAAATCGGGTAAAGAATAATCAATCATTTGAAGGTGAGGGCATGATAGATGCAATTGATGATATTATTGGTTATCTTGTTTTGCTAAAGATTGCCCTACAAAATAAACAAAATTAGTGTATAATAGTTATAACAAAGGATAAAAAATGCCAAACTACGATTACAAATGCCTAACCTGTGAAAAGGTTTTTGCTCAAATTGTCTCTATTGATGATAGAGATGTAGTGCCCTGCGAAGATTGTGATGGGAAAACAGAAAGACTTCTTACCTTTAACGGTATGGTTTGGGCACCAACAGCAGGTGGGTGGAGATAATGGCTAAGAAACAAGGCATAACTCCAATGAATTTAAATCCTAATTGGATTGTTACTGAAGAATACAGTTACGGAAAAGACTTAATTGTGCCAGGAAACAAAATTAAAATTAAATTTGAGCGTGGAGAGTACAAGTTTATTCGTCATGTATTCCATGCTGAAAAAAAAGTTGAATGGATTGACTGCGTTAGTGCAGAAGGATTTAGATCTTTTTACACCGACCAACTCAAGGGTAAAGTAAAAGCTAAAAAGTTTAGGAAGAAAAAGAATGTCGACTGAAATTGAAGTTGCCAGTAAATTTGATCAAATGAATAGCGTTGTAGAAGAAATGCTAAAAGGTAATAATCCTACAGCAATTGCTAGACAACTAGGAATTAAAAGAACTGAAGTGCTAGAGCATTTGGATACTTGGAAAAGCCTTGTAAAAGGAGATAGTAGTATTCGTGAAAGAGCAAAAGAAGCACTTGCTGCCACAGACCAACACTATGCAATGATTATTAATCGTGCCTGGGAAACAGTAGAGCAAGCAGATGGAAATGATCAATTAAATATTAAAGCTCAAACTCTAAAGCTAATTGCTGATGTTGAGGGTAAAAGAATTGATATGCTTCAAAAAGCGGGACTGCTTGAAAACAGTGAAATTGGTGATCAATTACTAGAGACAGAAAGAAAGCAAGAGATACTCGTAAATATTCTAAAATCTGTTACAGCAAATTGTGATCATTGTAAATTTGAAGTTGCTCGTCAATTATCTGAAGTGACTGGAAAGATTGAACCTGTAAATGTTTGAGTTTGATGAGTTTCTTAGTGCATTGGCAGATGATGTATTTGAAGAAATGCCTGTAGAGATTGAAGAGTTTGTTACAAGTAAAGAATTTCTTGGACTCCCACCTCTTTCCGAAAACCAATACACAATGATTAAAGCATCTACTCAAGTTTATAAATTAGAAACCCTTATTCAGCTTCATGGTGAAGAAGAGGGACGCAAGATACACAAGCAAACTTGTACAGAAGTTATATTCCAACTAGGCAAGGGTTCTGGTAAAGATTATGTTTCTACAATCGCTTGTGCATTTATTGTTTATCGGTTACTTTGCCTCAAAGACCCCGCCAGATATTTTGGTAAGCCCACAGACGATGCCATTGATATTATTAATATTGCTATTAACGCAGAACAGGCTAAGAAAGTTTTCTTTGGAGGCTTCCTAAAAAGAATTAAGAATTGCCCCTGGTTTACAGGAAAGTATGATGATAAGGTTGCATCTATTACATTTCCTAAATCTATTACAGTGCACTCTGGTCACTCTCAAAGAGAGTCTTGGGAGGGGTACAATGTTATTATGGTCATCCTTGATGAGATTTCAGGCTTTGACCTTGAGTCAACATCTGGTAATGCAAGTGCAAAAACTGCTGAGGCTATCTATAAGATGTATCGTCAATCTGTTACATCTCGCTTTCCAAGTGTGGGAAAAATTATTCTACTTTCATTTCCCCGATTTAAGAATGACTATATTCAGCAAAGATATAATCAGGTTGTTGCAGAGAAAGAAATTGTTATTAGGCAGCACACCTTTAAAAAAGATACAGATCTTCCAGATGGTATAAAAGAAAATGAATTTATAGTTGAGTGGGAAGAAGATCATATTACCCATTACAACACTCAAAAAGTTTTTGCATTAAAGAGACCAACTTGGGATATTAATCCAACTATTAAGATTGATGATTTGGCTCAAGCTTTTTATGATGACCCAACCGACTCCCTTTCTCGTTTTGCTTGTATGCCACCAGATGCCGTAGATGCCTTCTTTAAATCCCGTGAAAAAATTGAAACAGCTTTTGTTCAAAAAAACGGTGTAGATGAAAAGGGTGCGTTCGAAAACCATTTT